CCGCCTCGATTGTTCATCAAGTGTTCATAAATTGGTGTAGGATATGCTCCTGGAGCACTGGGTTGAGCTACCATATCTACTGTGATAATCTCAAAATCTGAAACTTCACCGGATCCGTCATCTCTGACGTTTCCGGATCCGCGACTACTAACTCCTAATTTCACACCACTTTCTAACATGGTGCGGATTAGTTGTCCCATTGGGGTTGGTAAAATTTTCAATTTACCGTAACCGTTAGGACCGTCCATCCACATATTAACTATCATGTGACTTACGCGGTCCAGGTTAATTTTTAGATCATCTGGATGATCCACTTCTCCGAGAACTGAATAACCGTTTTGAATCTGATCGTTAAGGGTCTTAACAGCCTTGCCAATCTCATTAACAGGGTAAACACGCTGGTTAGCGTTACGTATACCGCCCTGGATACAAATCCCGGACATGTATAAGTTTTTACCATCTTTGTCATCAGATTCAACGATCATTTTTGCTTCGTTGAAACTGAGATTCTCTCGGAGGTATAACATATTTTTCAATGTTGTGTCCTAATTAGCGTACACGAGTGCTAATTGTAGATTTAGCATTTACTTGTGTTTCGCCTTTGCCTTTCTTTTCTGGGCCGTGTCCAGGTTCTTGTTTCTTAAATGCTGTTTTACCTGCATTAGAATCTTTACGATTGTGGACATGTCCTAGTCCTGATGTTAAATCACCGGCTGTTGGTTTAGCTAAACCGCCTTGTGTTCCACCAGATGTTGTGCTGAATGATTTAGCGATATTAGCAGTTGTACCACCCATATCGTTCTTACCAGCTACTGTTGATTTTGTGTTTTGGCCGTTATCACCATGTGTTACAGATACTTTTTTATAGTATTCCATCATCATGGTTGGATCGCTTTCATCCATTTCGCCTTCGATGTCGCCCATATGTACATCACCGTGGATGCCTGGGTGCTCACCTTCTTCGTGTTCTTCGCCTTGTAGCAGTTGTTCAAATTCTGCTTTTAGGTCTTCTAATGCGTCTTCTAGATCCATAACGCGATCTTCGATGTCGCCTTCACCTTCTTCGTCGCCAAATTCCGGCTCTTCTTCACCATCATCTTCTGGCTCTTCACCATCATCTTCTGGCTCTTCGTCGGAATCAGCAGAATCGCCAGATTCTTCTTCGTCACCTACGGACTCTTCCTCTTCTTCCTCTTCTTCCTCTTCTTCTTGAGGATTAGAGTTGCTACCGATGTGCTTGTTAGCTTCGTCGGCGCTGAAATCTTCAGCTAATAATTCTTCGTAAATTTCACGTGATTTTCCAACAACGATGTTGTGGAAAATTTCTTTTGCTGTTTCTTGATCGTCATTGATCAAAGCTTCTAGCATCGCTTCAAATTGGGCGCGGTCAGTCATGTTTAGTTCTCCTGTAATAAGTGATCCAAGGCTGTCTATTATTTACACTATTATTAAAGAATAGTGCATATATAGATGAAAAACAGTCGGTTTTGACTGTTTTCGGGATTTTAGGCCGCAGGAGCTGCCGGAGGAGCCGCATACATAGAATGAATGAACTCTAATTCACTTTCTTGTTCTAGTATGTGAGCCTCGGTACTCTTGCGTAATTCGTTAATCTGTTTTAGTGTTAATCTAGTTTGACGTGTATCGCTCCTATGAACAGCATCACCGTCACGATTTGGCTCGTAGCGTAGATCATTAGCCACGTGACGTGTATCTGGATCAATGTAAAACAATTCTCTAAGTATCATATCAATATTTATGCGGCAGGTGCGGCACCAGCGGCCGGAGGTGCGGCTGTGGCTCCTGGTTGTGCAGTAGCGGCTCCTTCTTCTCCGTCTAAATCATCTGGAGCTGTCATGTCTCCGGCAGCGTCTGCATCGCCTGCGATACCAGCGGCGCTGAGTCCTGCACTACGCAATTCGCCAGCACTATCTGTAGTTGTAGGCTCGCCTTTGCCGTTTTCTTCTGCCCAATAGCGTTCGTTTTCTGCTACTTCTTCGTCTGTTAAACCCAGGAAACGCTTGAGAGCAAAACGCTTGCTCATGAAAGGCACTGCTTGTATAGTATTGAATGTATTGATACGTTCTGCATCGATAGCCGCCTGACGACTACTTGCAAAATTCATTGGAGGATTAAAGTTTAATTCAAACAGATTAGGGTCTATATTCATTCCCTTGCTGTACATGAATCGCTTGAATTCTTCGTCAAATATAGGAATAATCAAACTCTGTAGACGTTCGCAGTACTTGTTGAAACGTAATTCTTGAATGTATGCAGTGCCTACACGACCATCATTAAAATTACTTTGACTATCATCTTGCCCGGTAGGCAAGTAACTGCTAGGTATACGTAATCCACGGAACAACTTGTTGGTAAAGTACTTCAAGTCATCAATTTCGCCAATATTCTTACCGCCTTCTAGCATCTTGACGTCTGATCCTTTGCCGTCTGCTGTTTTAGGGAAGAAGTAATCTTCATTAATGCTTAGAGGGTTGTATGCAGAGTCTATGACGTTCTGTCCGCCTCCTGTTTGTGACGGAATACGGCGTTGGTGGATTTCGTTCTTTACACGTTCTACAAATGCCATGGCCAAATGACTTGGCATATTACCTACGTCTATGGTAAACACACGGCGCTCGGGAGCGCGACTTATGCGATAAATTAAGATTGCATCTTCTAATAGTTCTTTTTGTTTGTAAACTTTGTAGACATTTTCTAATAAACTATTACCAAATGGGTAATTGTTATCTAATCCTTCGCTTAGACTTAGATGTACAACATGTTCTGCATTAATAGCATGTTCAGTCATCTGTAGTCCAAAACGACTACCTGCGCTGTTACTGGCTCTGCCAGAACCTTGACCTTGTCCGCCACCGTAACCGCCTACAGGTTGTGGACCTCCGCTTCCTCCCCCACCTTGTCGTGGATTAATGTTTGGAGTAATCATAGTAGCTACCAAGTTAACAAAGTTAGGAGCTAGATCTTTTACCACATACTGCTCAGGTTTCTTACCTTCGCTTTCGTTTACAATTACTTTAATAACTTGATTTGTTTCTACCCACGACCATTTTTGATTCTCTGGATCACGGATAAAAAATGCATCTCCGTATTTGAATGTATTACGAACAATACGGAATATACGTTTATCAAAATCTTGTAATTTGTTCCACTGTTGTAGATATTCTCCAAGGATTTTTATTTCAGCATTAGTAGCTTTCTGCCTCCACTTGACTGCAAATGGACTTTTTGAATCTTTTAGTTTTTGTGTACAGAATTCTGCTAGAATATCTAAGGCCGCATTGACTTCTGGATCGCTATCCATAACTTCGTACTGCTGATAGCGTTCAATACGATTTGGACTGCCGCTATATACATCGGGCAAATAACTGCTATAGTTGCTACGTGCTGGACCTGGACGATTTCCGTTGTTTAATCCGCTAATTGTGCTTAGTTGTCCATCGACGGCAACAGGTTGGAAATACTTTTTCCATGTCATATTTGAATTCCTCGTTATGCAAACTTATTACCAGTTAGACCTTTAGTAGCTTTTACTTGATCTCTAGCTAGAGTTACAGTCTGCTGTGTGTAAGAAAGCATTTGTTTTATACTACTATTTAAGTGTTCCAGACTGGTATGTAAGTCTTTCATGGTAACTTCGCTTGTAGCAGGAGCCGGCTTCTTGTCTTCATCTTTGTGTACAGGAGCAGGTTCTTTCTTTTTGGCTTCCATTTCTGCTTTGGCTTTGGCTTCTGCTTCTTTTTGATGATCTTCTGGTTTTTTAATAATAGTCGGGTCTATCTTTGTAGCCGTTTGCATCTGAGTTGTAATGTCTTTAAGGAAGCTGTCTCCGCCTTTACTTCCAAATAAATTACCAAACATATCATCAAACTGATTTGCTGGATTTTTTATATCACCTAATTTAGGTATGCCTTTGGCTTCAGATTCAGCTAATGCTTTTTGTTTTCCAGATAATTCTTTTTCTATATCACCTAATTTAGGTATGCCTTTGGCTTCAGATTCAGCTAGTGCTTTTTGTTTTCCAGATAATTCTTTTTCTATATCAACTGCGTTCGTAGGCGATTTGCCCCCGGCATCACTTATTGTAGCATTTACAAGTTTAGAAATCTGCGTCATATCTAAGCCACTAGATCCCGATTTGTCACTAATACTAGCAGTAGTTGCCGCCATTTCACTCATCATCTTCTGACTCATTGCAAGTGCTTCTTGATAGAAAGGAGATCCTTTGCCACCATTACGTTCTCCAGGACCTTGTTTAAGAGTTTCTATTTGTTCAGCGTTGAGCCCTGGTAGACCTCCTGAACTTATCATATTTTTCAATTGATCTAATGGAACAATCGCTTCAGGTTTGCCTTTTTCACCTACTGTAACTGTAGTACCTTTGTCAGTTCCTGGAACTACACCGCCTGTTTCTTTAGCAGGAGTAGTTTGACTTGTTAGTTGCTTAACAAAGGTTTCAGCAGTTCCTATACCCTGTGCTATACCTTGTATTGCATTACTTCCAGTAAAAGTTAAACCTTCGCTGCCTGGACCTTGTTTAGTATTGCCAACTGCTTGATTGCCGAATTTGTAGGACCTGCAGGAGCTGGAGTACCTTTTTGTCCTTCTTTACGTCCTTGTTCTAATTTTTCTTCTACACCTTTTGCAAATGTAGTTTGTACAGGTTTACCGCCGCGAGTTGCATCTGGAATTTTTGAATTTAACAACCCTTTGTTAAATTGTTCTAAAGCAGGATTCAAATCTTTATTAACAGGCACTACAATTTTGTTCATAAAAGCACTCTGCACATCTTCTGCGCGAGCACCTAGTTTAACCAGGGCTTCTGTACTAGGATCTACTTTAGTTTGCGTTTCTTTAAGTTTTGAATCCATGGTCTTTTTGACCAATTCATCTTGTTCTTTTTCGGATAATCCTTTAAGTTTGCCTTGTGCATTAAGTTCTTTTAAGGTAGATTCGTAGGCAGCGGCTGTAGTTCTTTGGCTTTGCAACATCGAACCGGCTGCCTTACTAGCCTCTGTGACAGTACCTAATGTAGCTAACTGATTTTTACCTACATCTTTAGCATCTTTGCTAATTTGTACTTCTCTGTTTTTTGCTTCTTCAGAAGCTTGAGAATAGTTTCTATTCTTTAACGCATCTACTTCACGGAATGTTGCTTGAGTTTGCTCTTGGAAAAGAGCGGATTTGGTAGCGGCTTCTTGCGATTGTAATGTGCCGGTAGCAAAGTATTCCTTAAATGCTTCGCCATTTCCTTCTGCTTCTGCTTTTACAGCGGCTTGAGTTACTTTATTCCTGTACTCTAGTGCTTGTTCTTCAGTCATATTCATAGTATCTAACTGAAGTTTAGCTTGGAATTGTGCATCTCCCTGTAGTTTTTTCTGTGCTTCTTCTTGTTCTTGGCGTGTCTTGCCTGTCAGTTTGGCCATCTGATCCATCTCAGTTGCCAGTTCTGTAGCACTTAAAATAGCCTGTTTCTTAGATTTTTCATCGTTTAGATTAACTGTATATTGATTAGCAACTGTTAATGCCAGTGCATCGTT